TGGTCGCCTCGCCGACCCCAACTGTGCCGATCTCATCTGACTCAATCAGTGTGATGTCCAGTTTCTTACCCAAAACTTTTGCTAGGGCCGCTGAAGCCATCCATCCCGCTGTTCCGCCACCAGCGATCACCACTTTCTTAATGGGCTGATGCATCAGTGAAAGTTTTTATGTTTGTACTGGTCGCGGGTTTCGATGAGGTAATCGGTGTAGACGATAAAGCCAATTTGGCACAGGGCCATGACGAACTCCTGTTCGTCTTCTGCCATAAGGGTTTCCAGCAGGTGTTTGCTTTGTTCGTCCCCCAGCCAAATATTGTTTTCGAGGGTATTGGCTACAAAATCGCGGAAGTCGTCGCTGTTTTCCAACAGCTTGGCGGCGGCTACTCTTTTTTCTGAATCAATTGCCAATCCCATATCTGATTCTCCTAGCGGACTGTAGTAGTCTACTTTAATGCCGTAGTTAACTCTATCTTATATCGGGGGATAACAAGATGAAGCCAAGAATTTTTTTGGTGAGGTGGAAGGACGCGTGTGGCGGGTCGCGCAGTGGTTGGCGTTCGATAGAAGAGATGAAGGAAACCAAAGAGGCGTCGGTGATGTCTATGGGCGTGATACTTCATCAGGATGAGCGGCGTATTTTGCTATGTCCGCACGTTTTGTTGGATGACAACGGTGACGTGGAAGAGGGGGATGCGGAGATTGCCATCCCAATGGATTGGGTGATGAGCGTAGAGGAGTGGAATACCCATGGGTAAGGAAGAGTGGGAGGACGTGGTCCCCGACGACTTGGAAGAAGAGGTTGAGTTGGACTTTAAAGAGGAGCCGGAAGAAGAAAAGCCGGAGGAATCGTTTTATGCCAGCCGACTGAGTTTAATAGAGCAGGCCGTCAACAAGGTAAAGCGTCGTTAATTGTTTTGAAATTCGCGGACCAGTAGGGCGCACCAAAAGTACAAGTCGCCATCACTTATGTTTGATTTCATTTTGTTGACGCGGTCACAAACGAGTCGGATGTTTTCTGGACAATAGCCTTCTTCCGGGTTGATCCGGTCTACTGATATGTTGGTCCCGCGCCGTGAGCCGTGGTTCGAGGACAGTCCTTCGTGCATCCATGTCATCGGCAAGCCGGATAGGGCGCACAGCCCGTTTTGTTCTTCAAACAGTTTGACTAAAAAGTCTAGGTCAACGGACTCATCCAACGTTATGTCATATCTTTTGACGCGTTGCTTCATGTCCCTCATGCGGGACGAAAGATAGTTTTTAGGTGTTTTGTAGACGGACCCCACTTGATTTTTGGCGTCACAATCCACGCAAACGGGATTGCCGCCCCGATATTTACCGGAGTGGTATCTTGGTCCAAAGTATTTTAAATCTCTTCTTCTCTTGCACAATCTGCAAGTCAGCCGATCCAAACGCTTGCCCCCACACGCGAGTGGGGGTTAGGTATACGTGATTAAGTGAGTCCTATCAAGGACATAATCAAAAAAATTACAAACAGCGCGAGATATCCACCCCAACCCATTAATTCTTTTTTGGGTTCGGTCACCTTGTAGTTTGTACCACCTGACGCAGGGTTGGGGGATGTTATCGATACGGTAGCATCCTTGGGCTTTTCCCACGCCTCGTTAACGTTTTTTGTTTCGGGGTTGTCCGCGAGAAATCGTCCGTCTTTTCCACGGGTGCGGCGTTTTTTGTTAGTCATTGGGGTTTTCCTCCGGAATTAATTTTGACCATTGTGAACAGGGGTCCGTGGCCCGTGATCCGTGTAACGTGCAGAGCCATTTGCGTTTGCCGGTTGGCTTGGCATGGCGACAGGTTCTGCATTCAACGGCGAGGGGGACCGGTTGCTCGCCCTTGGGCCAGCAATGGGGCCGGTAGTTACAGTATCTACATTCAAAACAATCGGGAGTGTCTGAAATGCGGATAACAGACGAACCACGAACCACGGAACGAGCTTTACGCATGATGCCTTTAAAGCGGTCAGGGTCGAACGCGACATCTTGTGCGTGATACACGGAGGTGTTTTTGTTGTAAGCCACCAGCCATGCGGAATTAAGTTTCGCCAAACCCATCAACAACTGCATTTGGTCGTAGTAAATGGGGTGGCTCTTAAAGATCCCTTGGTTTTTGAACATGCGCCATTTCTTGTCGTTCATTGATTTTATTTCAAGGAGTTTGGGCTTGTCCCCGATATGAACAATGCCGTCGGCATGGCCCCGCAAGTGTCCACCTAACGCCGTGAAAGTCCACTGCTGTCCGGTTTCCGGGTTGATCTCACTAACGCCAACACCTGCGGCCTTCATGTCTGCTACGACGGTTTCTTCCAACTGGTGGCCCAGTGAAAAGATCCGCATGATCGCAGGGGGAGGGGAAGTTTGTCCGTAGCCGCGCAAGCTGTACTGCAAGAAAGCGTGACAGGGGTTTCCTACACTACTCGCACCGACATAGCATCGGCGTTCGTTTGTATAACCTTTCGTGGTTCCCATATCGATTGCTCTGAGTAGCTCCACGTATGCGCCCTGTCTTAATTGGTCTGATAAAATAACATAGAACTTATTGCGGCGCAAAAAAAACCCCGCTTTGCGCGGGGCCGGGTTATTAAATGTTTCACTTTGGGAGTTCTACAGTTAACCCTATCAAACGTTTTACTCTTTAGGAGTGACACCGAAGTGTCACCGTTAAAAATATCACTATGGTCTTACGATTTCAAGGATTTCTTTTGTGGCCTCATCGGCGGGGACAACGGATAAGTCGTCTTGAACGGCCATGGGCTTTTGTAAACGATGCGCCATTTGATGTGCGGCCTGCATGGCAATCTGAGCGTCTTCGTTAGCTATTCCAAACCACCATGTACCGTTTCGTGTATTAAAAGTTCTAGAAACCATTTTGACTTCCTTAAATCTTCTAAACCTTCGCCTTTTTTTTCATAGCGCCAAAGGTACTTCATGGAAGACCCTTTTAAATATGCTCTGAACCCTTCTGGGGTCAGGCTGGATCGGATTGCGTCGATACACTCAATCCCCCCTTGACTGTAATGAGGTGGGCTATTGACGTTATCCGACTTCATTGGCCTTGAGTTCTCTCTCCGCATCTATTTTAAACTTGAGAAACTCATGCCAGATGTGCAATTTATCAAAGTCTGATTTATCAATTGCCTTGCCGGTTTCGTAGCTTTTTTCCAGCTTTTTGAGAGCTTTATCAAACTCTGCCTGCATGGTTGTAAACTCACTCATATCGAAAAGCTCTTGGCAGTTAGACTTACGTCATTCTCTTTCTTAAAAGAGTCCACTTGCTCCGCAATATATTCTTGATCACCGTCAGAGAGATTTGCCATCTTCCAGCCCTCATGTATATAACGAAGCTGTCCGCTAATTGTACGCCCTTCAACGCGAGCAATCACCACCAACTCCTCGTAAACGTCGCGCGGCAACAACACTGACTTCCATTTGGTAGTGTCCATTACACTTCTCCTAGTTTCATATACGACAGTATACGGGCGATCGTAGCTTGGATCAACTTAATCTAACTCTTTATGGAGGTCTTCCATATCTCGTGCCACGTCTAAAATAACGTTCAATTCTTCCTCACGGTTATCGTTAAATAGGACCCACCAACGTTCGTTTAAAACGACAAAACCTTCTTTCGTGTCGAAGTCATAATAAATAGATCCAACTTCTGCGGCAGTCTTAACCTTATTCATCTTCAAGATCCTTACACTCGCCCCAACTTGGGCCAACTTCTATGTCACATTTGTTTGGCACCTGTAAGGGCACCGCGCTTTCCATTATTCGTGCTAATTCTTTAGCCTGCTCCGGACTGTCTATAGAAAAAGCTAATTCGTCATGTACTTGAAGCATGGGCGCAAATCCCGCCTCACAAACGTTCACCATGGCCTGCTTGGTCATGTCTGCCGCAGAAGCCTGTATCAAACGATTGAGCGCCTTGTACGTGTAGGCCCGTCGGAGTCTGGTCGTTGGCCCGTGGGCCGCGATTGCTTCGTCGCGAGGCAACGCCTTGTGCATTGCAAAGCTGTTCGGCTCCCAAAGATCAAAGCGACACTTTCTGCCCCGTAAAGAGCGCAGACTGCCCGAGGACCGTGGGTCGTCAAGCTTGTTCTGTACGCCTTTCATCAGGCCTTTTACGAACGGTACTCGCTTGTGGTATTGCTGAGTCAAAGCTTTTGCTTCATCCACGCTTAGGTCTAGCTGATCAGATAGTTTGTTGACCCCCATGCCGTACATCATGCCGAGGTTGATCACCTTTGCCTGCTTACGCGGGATTTTGGCCATCTCACTTACCATGCTATGAAAGTCCATGTCGGGGTTGTTGCGGTAGCCATCGACAAAACTTTCCACGCCTTCCATGGGCATGTTTTTGTAGTCCCCGTAGTTCTTTGCGAAATGGACCAAGATCCGTGGTTCCTGTTGCGAGAAGTCTATTGCCGCCCACTGCTGACCTTCTTCTGGCAGAAACAGAGAGCGAATCATGGGGCCTAGCTCCGGGTCGCGGGCCGGGATCTGTTGCAGGTTGGGTGAGTTCATAGAGATGCGGCCCGATACGGTGCCCCCGTCGTCAGAACGAAGCTGGTTAATGTGGCTGTGAATTCTGCCGCCATGCACATACTTTAATATGCCGTCAATAAAGCTACCGTTGGTTTTGTTCAGGTTGCGCGCTTGTACAATCAGTTTGGCTAGGTCGTGAGAGTGGTCCGTTAAGAAAGACTTTGTGAAGCTGGGCGACCCTTTTTCGGTTCTGGGGTAGGGAATGCTTAGTTTGTCGAAGGCCTTGGATATGGACTGCGCGGCCCATATCTCGACGTTCATACCTGTTATCGACTTGATTTGTTTTAAGGCTTCTTTCTCTTTTTTGAACAACACTTGCTTGGTCCGTTCAGCGCGGTCGATGTCTACCCGTATGCCGCGCATGGTCATGTCCACAAGGTGCGGTAAAAGCGCAATCTCTAGTCGCCAAACATCCCAAAGCTCTTCACGGTTCAGTAACGTCTTAAAGTGTCCCCAAAGCTCCAGTGT